CGCTGCGTATGCTGCAACCGCAGACTTATAGGTGTCCATTGTTGCCTGAGCTACTGCAATAGCTTTTGCCGCTGCGCTTTCCTTTTTAAATAACCCAGCTAACTGGTTAAGAGTTCCAGCTACCACCTGAAACTTATTAGCTTCAACTTGCTTATTTAAATCTTCTTCAAGCTTGCTATATTTTTGATCTATGCCAAATTTTTTAGCATTGTATAGCTCTTCGCTTATAAGTCCTTGCGCCTTTTCTTCTTCTAATTTTTGAAGCGCCAATGCTTTTTGTTCTTCAAGTTGAGCCTGTTGCATTTCAAATTTAGTAGCCCCCTCTTCTTGCAGCTTAGCTAACTCTTGTTCAAACTCTAAAATTCTAAACTCAGCCGCTTCCTCTTTTTCAGTTGCCTTTCTTTCGTCGTCTATCTCTTTGTTGGCTATTCTGTTAGCTTCTGAAAGTTCTCTAATTGCTGCGTCAAATTCAGTTTGATTTATTAACCCTTCCTGAAGCCTTAACTGTGCTAGTTCTTGCTCTTGTAATAGAATAGTTGCATTCTCTGCTTTACGCATTTCAGCAAGTTCGGCAGTAAGAAATTGAGCATCTTCACGTTTAAGTTGAAGAGCCATTTTGTTGATTTCAACTTCACGTAACGCATTTTCTAAGGCGAGATCAGCCCTTATCCTTCCTAATTCAAGATCAAGGCTAATAATTTCTTTTTGATAAACTTCTTGACTTATCTTTTTAGCTTTTAACTCAGCGTCTAATATTTCTCTTCTTCTTTGAGAAACCCTCTCTTCAAGGTCAAGCTCTTCCTGTAACGTTCTTGCCTTCTCTCCTTGCTCTGCAATGAACAAGTCTAGTAGTTCTTTTTGTTTTTTAATTTGTTCGTCAACAGCTTTTTGCTGTCTTTTAACGGCATTGTCATTTAGTTGTTTTATTGCACCTAAATTTCTCTTTTCAGTTTCAAATACTTTGTCGTTATTCTCTATTAATTTAGCCTTTAATTCTTCTAACTCTTTTTGTTCTTCACGACTAGTGTCATTTAACGATTGCTTTATTTCAAGTTGCTTTATTTGCTCCTGTAATATATCGTTCTCAGCTTCTACTAATTTTCTAGTTAATGTATTTTGCTCCTCAATAGCTACCTTCCTAACTTCATCAGATAGCAATTGATTTTTAGAAATGTTCTCTTGTTCCTTTAACTGGGAGTTTGTTTCTGCCCTTAACGAAATAATATCAATCTCTTTTTGCTCTATAGATTTTTGAAGTCTATCTATCTCAGCTCCTTTCTTAGCTGCATCAGCAATTAAGTTACCGAATTCTTTTGCGCTATCTGTTACTCTTTTTAAATTATCTCCTGCTTGATCAGCTAAATCCCCAAACCCTTTTTTTACTTTTGTGAAATCTAAAGTTGCTATACCTATTAATATGTTTGAAAACGACTCAAAAGCCCTAGTCAATTGTCCTTTTACAAAATCATATAATTCTGTGAGTGTTTTTTTAGGGTTTGAAAAAGCTTCGAATAAAAACTTTCCAACGTCTTGAAGAACACCTATAAGCGTTTGAAATATTGCCGACAAAGGCCTAGTAACAGAAGTCACAGCATCTATCCCATCCTGTGTTGATTTAAGATAATTGACAAGCAATCCAAGCACTAAGCCAATTGCTCCTATGACTGCTCCTATAGGCGTAGCTAGGAAAGCTAAAGAAGCTTTAGCCATTGATAGAAAACCCTGAGCAGCTCCTTTCAATGCTGTTTTCAACCCACTTAATCCACCAGTAAGTAATGCTTGGGCTGAAAAAGCATCTTTTATACTCTCAGTATAATTACCAACATTTATTTTTTGTTGACTTAAAGCATCGCTATTTTCTTTTATAAACTCATTATTAGCATCTAATGCACTATTAAGCCTTTTTATTTCAGCTTGACCTTCTGCCGTTGTGGCATTAGCTTCGTTTCTTAATTTGTTAAGTAGTTTGTTTTGTTCCCTCGCTTCTGCAATGCTTGTTGCTTCTTGACTAAGTGCAGCCGATAACAAAGCCTCTCTATTAGCTGCGTCTGCTGTTGCCTGAATGTTATTAGTAAGAACTTTTATATGGTTGTTATATTCTTTGTTCAATGCTTTTATTGCAGCTTCATTTTCTACATACGCTTCGTTTTGAGCATCAGTTTCTTTAGTGTTTTCTTTTTGCTCTTGCTTTAATTGATCTATAACTTTCTTTAGTTCAGAAGCGGACTTAACCACATCATCAATGTTAATGTCAAACTCAGCTATGTTAATCTTCTCTGCCATAACTAAACTTTTATTAAAGTTAAGTGAACGACACCGGTTGGATTTTCAAAAACCCTCTGCAAATATATTATAACAGACGTAGCTGTTTCGTTACTAAAAGCAGGAACAACAGCTATATTTTGATGCCATGTTCCGTTTGGCTTCCAATTTATAATAGGGATATAACTTGATGTTCCAACGCTTGGGAATGTAACACTTATATAAACTTCTGTATCTACTCGTGATGTGATTTGAAATGTTGCATTGGCATCACCGTTGTAAAAAGCACCTACTGTTGCGCTTAACACAGGGATAACAGAAGATTTGGTATTTAACAAAACCCCTGGATTTACATCAAACTTTTGAGCCAAGGTTTGCCCTGTATCATAATTTACATTCTTTAAAAAATCATCTACTAAATTGAAATTACTTTCTATGATAACCGCTAATGCTTCCCTTACCTTTTCAGGTGTAATCTCCTTTGCTGAATTGTCGTAAATGTTTGAATCTACGCTACTGGTTTCCCCTGCCCTTCCTACTGCTGCCATAATCTAAATATTAAATGCTTCACTAAATGCGTTACTAAATGCTCTTAACTCTTCTTTTGGTTGTATCTTTAAAAACTCCCCTTTCGTTTCCTCTCCTGACTTATATGTTAATTTGTTTAAAATATAAAATGAGGCTTCGTTCTGAAAGTAATAAAGCTTTTTTAAATCTAAACCCAATATATCTGACAAAGATAACGCCAATTCTATATCGTGAACTTTTGCGCTTTCTGCAAAGTTATTGAATAACTGGTACTTTTCAAATACTATATCTTTAAATACGTTGCCGTTTATATTTGCTATTGGAAAACCATTCACCTCATTACTCTCAATATAGATAGTTCTGTTAACAACGTTTGATTTTACAAAGAAAAATCTTCCTGCAATGAATTTATACGTGCCTATTAAATCTCCCGTATCTTCATCCGTTTTAACCTCAACGTTAAACATCGGTAATCTTGGCACCCTGTAATTTGTTCCCTCGCTAACAAAAACGGTTAAATTTCTATCAGGCGAAAAGCTTAAACTTTGGTAAGCTGTTTGCTCCTCTTCTAAGTTTTCGTTATTAATGCTTAAACTACCATCGTTATGATTTTCTAGTTGATCAGGGTATTTATGTTTAAGCCAATTATTTTGCGCATAGTTTAAATATAGGTAACTTTCTTTTGTTCTCTTTATATATTTGTCAGTCCAATCAACCGATTCAGCGGATGCTCTTTCGTCTAAGGTTAAGAAATCAATGTGTTTATTCTCTGCGTCTGTGAAAGGCGTTAACGCTTCTCTAGTCAATACCTCTTTTAAGAATTCTGACATCTTTAATTTAATGAGGGCTTGTGTAAATGATACTTCGCCACTAGATGTTATGTTGTCAATCTGCATTAAAGAAGATGACGTTAAAACGCTAACTCCTATAATTGCATAATCAACCTTAGGAGCTAAAGCAACTAAGGAAATTATATCTCCATTATTTAAAGATCCTTGATAACTTATTAAAGAAGTTGACGAACTGTCTTGATCCACTTCACTAACAATAGATCCGTTAACAAGTATAGCTGGTTGATAATAAGCAAAACGAGTGCCTCCAAAGGGTTGTCTGTAATTAACTTGACCTGTTGAAAAAAAAGAAAATTGATAATCACCCGTAACATTAACAACAAAATCTGTATCATTCGTATTCAACGGCGTTATAAAATCACTGTCTAAAGTCCTTGTAGGAAGCTTTAATTTAAAAATATAATTATCTGTTGTGGTTGCATAAAAAGTTACGCCTTGATTTGTTCCTGAAAGTTCTCCAACTGTATCCGCTTCACTAGGATTCAATACTACCTCACTTGGATAACTCATCCAAGTATCGTTAATACTATCTAAAACCGATTGTGAAATTTGATAGGTCCAGCCGTAAGTGCTAAATATTAAATCAAAAATATACCCAACATTAGCATAAGGAGACATAAAGCTTGGGTTTAAATTAGTCGTATCATCTTCATTTAATAGGTAAGCCCCGTTAACATCTGCTATTAAATAAGCATAAGGTAAAGATAAATCAAGGCTCGCTAATATTGTTTCATAATTACGAGTATGGTTAAGTTCTGATAAGTCTATTCCCTCACCTATTGATTTACTGCTAATATCTTTTAAAAAGTCGATAAACCCCTCTTGAACATAAGCATTATAAAAATCGTCTACCGTGTCTCTAATGTTTAACATCCCTTTTATAACAATAGGAAAACCATTGTCTAATACATTGCAGTAAATCTTTTGATACGGTTTTTGACTTCCTGAACCAATCAATCCCAATCCATCAAACTCAATTGTATTTTGTGGTGATTTTGGTATTTTAAAACTCCATGAGTAAGAACTATTTACATCTGTTATATTTCCTAAATCACCTGAAGTTTTTACATAGGTGATTTTTGAATCTAGTATTTCTATTTCTTTATTAGTGTTATATATTTGAATAGTTACCATATAACCTCAGGCTTATTGTTAAGCATTAAATCAAATGTGAGTGTAATCTCCATTACATCTTCGTAGTTATTTTGCGTAATTGAATCTCCTTTTATTTCAATCTTTTTCCAGTTCTTACCACTTGCAAACTTATCATAAACCTGAATAACTGGACTACACAACAAATCCCTAATCAAAGGAAAGAACTCACGCCTTACCCTTGTATCAACAGTGATCATATTCTCTTCTTTGAATCCTAATGATCTATTTCCTAAAGATGCCGTTCTCTCAATGACACCCCCCCCTTTTGTTTTAGTTTCCCAATCCCATGAGTTAAACATCCATTGAGAATATCCCCCTAGAGAATCTAAAAACCTAACATAAAAAGGATCGCAGTTTGTAGGTAGTCTCATTTGCTTTACATACTGAGGCTCAACAACTGTATAAACTCCAATAGTGCTAGATTCTCTCATGCCAAATCTTGCATAAGGATAACCACTCCAAACAGGTATTATTCCTGCTGGGACTAATTCCTCTCCTATTGATATAGTAAAAGCACTATCGCTTTCTTCTCTTTTAAAGCCTCTAATAAAAGCTTTATTTAAAAATACATTTGATGAGTCGGTTTGATTTTCACTAAAAGTAATATTGAATTTTTGTAGGTTAGGAATTGGTAGAATATAACTATCCCCTGGGATATAAGGAGGTCTTAATAAACCTTTAATGTAAGGAGCTAAATCAATAGTGATACCACTTGGTGAAGGGAATAACTTAACAGGAGGCAATGTATATAAAACGTCATCTGGATATTCAATTAGTTTTGTAATGCTCATTGTTATATATTTCCCCTGAACAAAGCTTGCTCCGTCTAATGACATTGTAACAGGGATAGGATTCCCAGCTAAAAATCTATTACTATTTAACCCTGATACTATCATAACTCATCTATTGTAATGTATGGATATTGTATTCCTTCTAATTGATTACAAGCACGCATACATATTGCAAGGTCGGTTTTTGTTTGTTTTTTTAATTTTTCTAAAAAATCTTCATCTAGCAAATCATAACCCAAAATATAAACATTTAAGACTTTCATAATTATTTATTTTTTATACATACTCCCTTTTAAATTCTTCCTTTACTTTAAAAACTAATATCTTTCCCAATTCTTCAGAAATATAATCAGTTACTTCTTGACTATACAACACCTCTAATAAATCACTTCCATCTGGATACCATGTTGTACCATCCCTTGCGATCTTATAGGCTATTGCTATCGGTGGAGCGTTAACCCCTTTAGCCTGCGCCCAGTCTTTTATAAACGTACTACCAGCCCAAACAGCCCACCTTCTTATTGCGTCGGGGCTTTGATCTGCATTAGGTGGTCTACCCTGTACTAAGTACTCCGTGTAATCCATTCCCCAAATAGCATTACCCCTTGCCTCCAGTTCCCTTTCCCATTGCCCCGAAGCTGGCATGCCTAACTCCCTGAATTTAGGAATTAAAAACCTATTAATAACCTCTCTTACAATGGGCTCTACTTCTTCTTTAGAAAACTTAAAATCCATCCCCCTGTTAATATATCAATTGTTTGATTCATCTTTTTACATTGAAGCTTTCCTGTTGGCGTGGTTAAGTTAATCCTATCCCTTTTATACCTCATCTTATAAACTATGTAAGACTTGATTGTGTATAAAAGTAAAAGTATTGATAGTGTTATCATCCTATGTTATTTTTTCTTAGTTGTACATTTATGGTCCACCCTGAATAATTTGAATCTAACCAATCCATCCGAGGGATCATATTCCAGTTAGTTGTTTCCATTTCAAAGCCTAATAACTCACAGAATATTAAAGGATCACAAGCAACGCATTCGGATAATGGTTGTAATATAGTAGCCCACTTACTCTCTGCTAATGGATGCCCGTCAATCTCGTTGTAAACATTCAATCCTACATCATCATGTGAAAGTACGTGCATATTAAAACTATGTGTTTCAGCACCTAATGTTTTTAAACCACTAGTTCTATTCATTGGCACACTACATTGCAATCTATAATCGGTAATAGCTACCAACACACAACAGGCATCGCCTTTCATTTGATATTCGTTTAGGTCGCTTTCTCTTAATGGAGCGGTGAACTCCCAGCATAAATCACAACGTTCCTCATCGTTCCATGTGCTTACTATTGTTGCTATTGCTCCTATTACGTCCGTCATTTCTGTTTATTAATTTCTACTAACTTTTTGTTAATCCTTCCTTCGATGGTGTTTTTTAATAGCTTATTAAATACTTCGCTATATGGCAACTGCCTTACTAATTCCCATTTCAATATATCTCCACCAGCTAATATATCAATTGTATTCACATCGCCTAATACATCTAAATCTCTTATACCAGCTTGTAATAACTTTATGTCTGGTGGTGTAACTAAGTAATTGCTTTCAAGTTCATCAATCTTTTTATATTGATCTTTAATCCAAAGCATAAATAATAACTTCTCATTGTTCTTAACTCTCTTTACACGCCTAAAGGTAATGTTTTTTTTGTAATTTTTTAGTATCAAATAAAAAGCCTCGTCAAATTTACTTGAATCAAACAGATCAGGCACTTCTTTTTTAAGAACTACATAAGGTAAATCTGTTAAATCTTCTAACAGAACACCACATACCCCCCCTTTTGGTCTAGCAAACTTCTTGATGAAGTTGTAGTCCTCACCGATAGCATTTAAGTAATTATTAAAACGCATTTACGCTTCTGGTTTTTATTGTATTATACTTACTATTATATACCTCATATCCAAAGCCATCTAAGATGTGATCATGCCCTGTTGTTTTATCAGGTTCACCGTTTTTATTATAAGCTTGCTTCTCTAATGCACTAACTAATGAGGGGCATCTATTTGAATTTATAAACGTTGTGAGGTCTGCAAACTCTTTATTTACCGAATTAATTCGATCTCTTATAGAAGGGTTCTTACTTGGAGCAATTAACTTAAATCCAACCTTTCTTAATATATCGTGATCTGATTTACCCGATGTATTACGTGCTGCCCCTGCTGAATCGGGATAAACAAATATCCTATTGTTTGGATAGCGGTTAATAATTTCTTTAGCAATGTCCGACGTGTCGTACTCATCCACTATCTCATCAACAACATAACGATTATTACCTTCCTTGATTGAAATAGTACACGCCATTTTAGTAATGTTAAAGTCCATCCCTACATAAAGAACATCGTTAGGTTTAACCTCTTTTGAGTTGTCAATGTTCTTTTTCCTGTCAAAGTTACGATAAACTGTGCCTGTTGTTAGGTTTACGAAATTACCTTTCATATAGGCTTCTAACTGTTCCTTTGGGTAAGTGTCGTAAAGGTTATCTATGTATGATTGTGGTAGTGTGGTATTATCTAATGTATTAGCTTGTATAAGCTTTCTTCTATCGTTGCCATTCTTAACATAGTACTCATAAAGGAATTTAAACCCCTCTGGCGTAGAAACAAAATCAGTTGCATTATTGTTATTTGGGTATTTGGCAGAATTACGAGCTAACACTTTAATCATAACCTCCTGCATTCTATCTGTTGACAGAACATCAGCCTCATCTATTAAAGAATATCCAACCTCATACCCTATTATAAGTTCTGGATTATCCATGGACCTCATTATAATCCTACCAAACGGGGTAGTAATATCATGGTCGCTTTTATTAAGCGTGTAAGGTATGCTTTGCTTCTCTAATACTTCTCTAAATTTTGGGTAAGCAATATCCTTTATAAGTCCGTAAGTAGGTAGATAATAAGCCACGTCTATTTTAGGAAGGGAAAGTTTCTTCGATAAAGTCTTATAAACTCCTGCTTGACTTTTACCGCTTCTAAATCCGCCCACCAAACCAGTATGCCTATAGTTTGATTGTATAAACTCTAATTGATGCTTTAGCAATTCAATTGCCATTACTTAATTATTTTAAATTCTAATGGTTGTATTGGTTTATTATCTGAAGTGACGTCAAGTTTATCACCGTATTTTTTTGGATTCATTTTAGATAAGACCCATTTTTTTGTATCAATCTCTAATCTTTTATTTTGAACTGTTCCGCTATCAATCCTTAAATTACCGTCCTCGTCTTGATACCTACCTTCTCTATCTTCTGAAATTTCAATAATATCTTCAAAAATTGCGTCTGCTCTCTCCTCGCACGCGCGCACGTATTGTTTGAGTTTTTCTGAATCTTCATCTATCCATTTATAAAAAGTAACTGAATCAGGCATGCCTTCTAATTTCAAGGCTTCACGCAATGAGGATTTGTTTTCGCTTATGTGTTGACATATACGATTTACTATATCAGTTCTTTGTTCTGGTTTGTAAGCCATTGTTTAATAAATTTATTTCTATTTTCTTCAGTACATTTTCTAGGTTTACCGTACAGTGTTTCCATACAGTATCTAATAGCATAAAAACAATTTAATTCTAACCTTTGTTTTAATTCTTTCATGAACTCGTCTAAAGGGAGTTTCTTTATTCTATTCAACAATACCAATCCTTCTGGAGAACTTTTACCTCCTTTAGAGTTTTTACTAATATTAAAATATGGATTATTATCTAAATAAGACTGTTCTATTTTCTTTTGACTATCTTGATTATCTATAGCGTGAATCA